CACGAAGGCAAGCTATAATCTTCTTGATCCACATTTCTTGAAGCTGTGTCGCTTCATCAAGAAAGATTATGTCATACTCAGCGCCTTGGTATTGGTCAAGGTCCTTGTCGTTGTTACAGTAACCGAACTTGATTGTGCTGTTGTTGAAGAACTTGAACAGCTTTTCTGTCTTGTTATATCGCGCTATAGCACGAGGAAGGGCGTCTTGCAGGGGCATGATGTGGTTATTCATGAGTTCGGGGTATGTTCTTCTTACGATAAGGCATTTGATACCCTGATACCTCAAACAGAGTCTCTTGGCTTTGTCTTGTACCGCCCACGACTTACCACCACCACGGGCGCCACCGAAGCCGATATGCTTTGTTTTCGCTTCAAGAAACTGTATCTGCTTATCTGATGGAGTGCCGAGAACAAGCTGTACCTTACTCATTCCAAGCCTCCGATCCTGCATTGAAGACGATCTCTATCTCGTTGGTAGTATCATCTTGCTTTTCAGCATCCTTTTGAAGCTTGGCGATCCTTGCCTCTTGCTCACGAATATCGCGGTCGGACTTAACGCCCTTGATGTCTTTGATATCTTTCAGCGCGGAGGCGAGATGCCTAATGCCTTGGGTATCGGTAACGACGTCCATGACCTCAACGATCTTGTCAAGGAGCTTGTCAGCAACGTTGATGATCTTTTTAGCCTTAGTTACTTCCTTGTCGCTGATGGAATCTGTGAGTTTTGTGTCAACTTTTGCTCTCGTTTTGTTCCGAAGGTCCGTCCATTGTTCCTTTGCGGCAACCTTACGGAGTGTGCTGAATGAAACGCCGTACTTTTCCGCAAGCTTTCTGTAGCTTGTGCCGCCTGCGATATACTCTGCTTTGATCTTTTTCCAATCCACAGAAAGCCTCCTTTCTCTCGCTTGAGAACATTCTAAAGCATTTTTGTTCGCAAGTGATACCCACCCCCCTGCCAAAAAAAAGAGAAGGCAATCAGCCTCCTCTTCTGCCATTATGTTATTTCCTCTACGATCACGCCTATGTAGCTTTCTTCGTGGAATGCGTGAGAGATCCCCTTGACATATTTCCTGCTGTCGTCTAAGATGATCTTGCCCTTGAGAGCATCCTCGATCATCTTTGCCATCACAGCGTGGTTGGAGAGATCAAGGCGGTCGTTCCAAAAGAAACGAATCACCACAGGATTCTCAAAGGGTTTTCGCCTCTGTCTTTGACGATTGATCTCTACACCCACAAGCGTGTGCCAATATTCCGCATCCTCAGCCCTTATTCTCCAATGTTTACCGGAATAATAAGCATTGAGTCCGAAGCGCTTATTCCACGCTTTTTTCATGGCGGGAGAGGAAGGGTAGGGGATTTTAAGTATAAACGCCTGCTTGCTTGCTTTTTTCATCGTCATTCTTCCTCATGTTTTAAGTCTAACACGCTGTGTATCGGACACAGGCGACACCACTTAATGCTGTTGCAATACTCTGTCATGTGGGTTTTTCTATCTGACGGAGATTCATATACAAGGTGAATCGTGTTTCTATCTAATAAACCCTCGCAGACTATTTTGTTGGCATCGTGTTTGCGATAGTAGGGACATTTAACGAATTTAGCGCCCCATTGTGCCATACTATATATCTATCACTCCTTTTCTGATTGGATTTGTGAGCGACAGCCGAGGCTGCGGTAGCTCTTTTTGCCTTTTCTGTCTTCGCAGAGGCATTTCTACGAACATACGAGCTTGCCTCCGCTACGCTTGTATTTGTGTTCAGGTGCCGGTATGAATTTTTGCTTGCATATCGGGCAGACCTGCGTCTTTAAGTGGTCATGTTTTTTCATTGCGTTTTTCCTTTTCAAGAACGCTGTCAAGTATATCTGTGGCACAGGCAAGTGCGTCTGAAATAGGAGATTTAACAACAAAAGATAACCCCTCGATCATGCCGATCGCGCGTTGGATCGTTTCTCTTTGTTCCTGTGTCATGTGGATTCTCCTTTCATTTGTGTGTCTCGGCAATATACTTGCTTCCCCCACAATTTGCAAAACGCTTCTGTGACCACGCCGAAAATAGAACATGCTTCAAATGTAAAGTCTTTGCTCTCGTCTATATACGCCGTACCTACAATTACGGTATCACCTCTAATCTCCTTGACTTGTTTGATAAAACCGTGAATTGTTCCGAGTTCATTATCGCAATGCACTAAGTCACCAACTTCAGGCGTTATACTGCGATCGATTATTGCATTCGCACCGTGTGGAATTTTCAATCCCACACGCTCCAAACAATCTCCCCGAATAGAATGAAGCCTGCGAGTCGGTTTGTTTGGTTCCGGCTTATAAATTCTTGTTTTCATTCGCACCCTCCGTGTATTTCTTTTTGAGTTCGGCAATAATTTTAAGTGTATCGAAATATGCGTTTCTACTACCGAAATTAAGACCATCTTCATAATTTAATGGGTTTCTCATTTCCGCTATGGTAATAGGCAGTATTTTATCGGGGATTTTTGAATATACCTCTCTCGCAATCTCCGCAAAAATCTCATTCGCAACATCGGCTCTTATTCCGTATATTCTGTTCAAATATCCCTTTGCTTCTTGTGTCATATCATTAAAAAGCTTTTCCAAACGGTCATACTCGCTCTTTGGTACAACATCGGCGGTGGGTTGTTTTTTCAATAAATCCTCAACAACTCCGAGTAAGAAATATCCATCTGTACCCATATTGGGGAATGCAGGGGAAAAATTTAGCCTTTCAATCGCTTTGTCCAAATCAATATATCGTGCCATATCATTCTCCTTTCACACCCCTGTATATGCGTACAATAATGCCTGTCCGCAATTTTTACAAAAGTTAGGCTGTTCTTTTACTGTAATTTTCTTCGTTCCGAAAATACCCTTTATCTCGACTCTTGTCCACAGAGCGTAGTCACAAGTCGGGCAGAGCATTCCTCTCTGGCAATTGTACGAGGGGTGCTTCGGTGTGGTGTTATCTGCCATCCTCACTCACCGCCTTTCTCTCTGCTTCACCGCAAGCACTATAATTGTGTAATTGCGCGCGGCAATACTTTCAATGTGCATTTTGTTGACGGGATTATCTTTCTTAATTCCTCTTACTGCGCCTTCGTAAATCGTCATTTTAGCATCATAATCGTCTATGACAATTTCCTCGTCACGATCCATAGCGTGAATTAACTGTGAAACTTTCATTCCGCACCGCCTTTCGGAGCTTCGGGAAGAGGCATCCAATGGGTGACATCCCACGCTCCCCAAGTACCATCAAATTCTCTTTCATTCGTGCGAAAGTTAATCGGACACTGGTAGTCAGTGAACCCCTTTACAACTCTTGTTTGTGAATATTGGTTTACTGCAACCATAAGAACGGACAGTCCACAACAATCAGGCAATCTCTCCTCAACGCTTATCCACTCTTGCTTGCGGTAGCCTGCGTTGTAAAGGGCTTCTGCGATTTTTTCAGAATCAGCTTCCGCTTCATCCCCATAAGCAACGGGATATGCATTGCCTTCGATGCTGTCTATTATTTTCGCCATTTCCTCAATCTGCTTGTTCATCGTTCTGCTCCTTTGCATAGTCGTTCAGTTCAGGCTTATGAGTGCAAGTCCAAATGCAACAGAGGATGTTCCAACAGAAAGCTCTGTCATGAGGTTCGTCCTTGTCACCGCGCAGCCACTTGAGGTAGTGCCTTACGGCACTGTCAATATAGCAATGAGCCGGGATACCCTTGCGCCAATTATTCTCACCGTACTTCTTACATCCTTCTTCAAAGTGCTTTGCCACTTCAAGAATACAAGTATAAGCATTGTGATAAACACCACTTGATGATAATGCGTCGTGCAAGTATTTTGTATCACCCGACACCGTGAAATTATGTATGAATGAAAACGATGGGTTAATCACAAATTTACCTACCACATCAAGCGGCAGCAGATCACATCTGCCTTTGCCTTCCTGAATGTCACGTACTGCGCCGCTGTCGAATTCTCTACGGTTTCCTGAATCGAGGATGCGAGGGGGTTCAGCTTTTTTTAATTCTCTCGGAAATACAGTATCGTATGCAATATCTACCATTTCATCGGAGTATTCATTAAATTGGCAATGCATCTTCAATTTTTCAAGTGCGCAACTTTCACAACACACAATTGAGGTGCAAGTTTCTTGCAGTTTTTTTACTTTTTCTTCTCTTGTCATTAGTTACCTACCTTTGAATCTTCAGCCACCCACTTGAGGATGGTGTCATAATGGCTCTTGATGCATGTTGCATCTTTTTGTTTTATGAAGTTAGACAGCTTGTCGAGATAGAAGTTGAAACCTTCAAGACCGAGCTTGTGAAGAAGATCCTCTACTTGTGGATCTGTAAGATACACCACGTCTTTGAAGCGCTTCATTTCGGTATCGAAGTTTTCCACAGAGTTTCCCACATTTTCGGTCGTAGTTGCGGTTGCCAAACCGCTTACCTCTACTACACTATCCTTCCCTTTACTTACCTTACCTCTACTTACCTGTGGCAACCGTTCGGCAACCACTTGGCAACCAATTGGCAACCGTTCGGCAACCAAGTCGGGATTGAGTGTATAAGCACCGTCGTCCTTGATGCCGAGTAAGCTTAATTCTTCTTTGTAGCTTGTCTCTGTATAGCGATCTTTGCGAAGGGTGTTGTGCATTCTCCAATGCTTGATAACGATCACACCGTTCTCAAAACGGATTATGTAGTTTTTAGCCATCAGGATCTTTAAGTCATCGGCGCTTGCGTGAGCCTTCCACATCGCCACTTGTACTAGGTTGTTGAAGCCATCATCATCAGCACCTTGGTTGAGGTGGAAATACAACGCCTGTGCAGCAGAAGACATTTCAATAAAAGCATCGCTATCGGTTATTTTCTTCGTGAACATACGACGTTCAGCCAATAACCTCACCTCTTTCAGGCATAAATATCTTTGTTGGTGCACATCTCTCAACAATATCGAGAGTCTTCTGAAGCAGAACCGTCTGTCTCTCAAGGAGTTCGATGTACTTCGCTTGTTTTTCGTTTTCGGCTTGAAGAGCATCCGCAACTTTTTGTACTTCCGAAAGCAGAAAAAGTTCTTTTTCTAAACCCTCCACGATGGTGATCAAGTAAGTTCTCCATTGCGTACTGTTCCACATTTCATCGTTCCAATTGCGCATCCATTCCGAATTAGAATTGATTTCTTTTCTTACTTCAGCCACTTTTATTCCTCCTTGTCTGCCACTATGTACTGCCGGGTCTTGCTGCCAACCTTTTCCTTCTTGGGAGCCACCCGGTAGCCGCACTTAAAGAGAAGCGAGACAAGCTCGCACCTCTCATCGGTCTTCAAGGCGGTTACTTCGATTTCGTGGATCATTATTTACTCCTTTCAACATAGCACCAACTCTGTGGCGGTCTTGTTATGCGTATAATGCAATTCGGTTTAATATAGCATTGGGAACAACCGACTTTTTTGTTTGTGCATTTGATAGTCCAAAACTCACTCAACTCTTTCGGCTTATCGTATATCACCAAATCTGTGATGTGCCAACCGTAGCCTTTTTCGCCTTTCAAGTAATCGTTCATTTCAGTAAACGACAAACAAGCAGTTCCTTCTCCCCATTTCCAATCGCAAAGATATTGATTGCAAAAATCGGGTTTATCAAAGTGTGGAGTTATATTATAAATTCTGTCGCACACAAATTCTCCGATAACCTTTTTATTAGGGTTAAAGTGTCCTCTTATCCAAGTGTTTTTCCGCACAAAAACGTGTTCATCAAAAAAGTGTTCATCGTCTATCCGTTCGCCCTTGTTGAATTTTCTCAAAAGCCTTTTATCCGTAGTACAGTAAATATAGCACTTAAACGGCGTTTGCAATTTCGGCTTTGTCTTCCTAACCTCGACCGTCTTTTTACCCGATGCGATCAATTCACACCATTTCGGCTGAATGCTTATCAATACTGATTTCATAGCTTGTCCTCCTTCTTATGTGATACAGTCAAACAGTGTCGGTTCGACCAGAAAGTTACACCAAAGCACCTCTGTTCTCAGATCTGAATTTTGGTTATAAGATTTCTTTTGGATCTTATTCCAACCCTTAAGCTCTCTGTCGTACATTTCAGAAGGATAGCCGCTAAGTATAATCTTGCCTCTATGCTTCGACAATACGGCCAATAAATCAAGATGCTCCTGCTCGTTCATTTCGTGGCGGTATTGCTTCCCGCCGCGAGTGTTCAGAAGATACGGCGGATCTGCGTATATAAGCACGTTGTCGTAGTTGAATTTTTTTATGAGATCCAACGCGGGACGGTTTTCTATCTGTACACCTTTTAATCGTTCCGCTGCTTCCGCGAGTTGAGCAGGCATTTTATTCCAAACGCTTACACAATAACTGCGCTCCCGGGCGTAAACGTCTATCTTAAATCCTGTTTTTTGATAGGTCTTAAAGCCGTGTCCCATTCGTGATCTGATTGCAAAGCGGTATGCTTTGTCAAAATCCGATGTCCCGCGGTTTTCGTGAGCGTCGTCAAACACATCTCTCGCATACGGAGTGAGATTTATAGCTTCTATAAGCTCAGATGTCTGTTCCCTTAAAACTTTGAAAAAATTTACTATATCGCCGTCGATATCATTGACCGTTTCAATGGCAGACGGTGGTTTGTTAAACAGTACTGCTCCCGATCCAAAGAACGGTTCAAGATATGATCTGTGCGGAGGCATAATTGAAACTATTTGCTTGGCCATACCCCATTTAGCGCCGGGGTAATTCAAAATTGCGTTCATTTTCCTTCACTCTCCTAAAAGGGTAAATCATCATCGTTCTTCATTTCCTCGAAATTCATTTGCTGAGGCTGTTGAGGCTTGTACGCTTCGGGAATATAAGTCATAGGCTGTGCGGTTGGTGTGCCTGTAGCCTCGTTTTTGGAGTCCACAAAGTGCGCTTCATCCACAACCACTTCCACGGCATAACGCTTGTTGCCGTTGTCTTCCCATGATCTCTGCTGAAGGTTGCCGACAAGAAAGATGGAAGAGCCTTTGTGAAAGTATCTTGCGATAAACTCTGCCGTGGTACGCCATGCTGTGCAGGTAATGAAGTCTGTCTTCTGCTGCTGATCTTTGCCCATTCTGCGGTTGACCGCCACCGAGAAGGTGGTGACGGTCGTGCCGCTTGGGGTTGTTCTCAACTCGGCATCGCTTGTTAAGCGACCACCGAGAATTACTTTATTAAAGTTCAAGTTGCTCATTTCTTTCCTCCGTCTGCGAGCTTGTACACCTTGTACGTTACTGGCTCGCCAAATCTGTTTTTGGTTGTTCTGTATTCGCTGACGAATTTATACCCCATGCACTTGAGGTCATGGATGCGTGATGCAAGCCTTGCGATTCCGTATTCTTGCATAGCTACCGCAGACGATATCTCGCCGTATATATCAAGATGCCGCAGGATGCGGTTAAGTTGCGTCGTTTTCATCATGGGTCACATCCTCAAAAGAGCCGTCAACGAATGTGGTTTCCGTGTTACCGGGAAGGTTGTATTCTTCTTCCATCTGTTTGGCAAGGCTCATGGCATCGCCGTGGCTCTGATAGTCGATAGACATCACACCCCACTTGCCGATGAGTCTGCGGTAAACGGTTTTACGCGCCATGGCATCCCAATCGTCACTCCATCCCTTGCCTTGGTATTCGCCCTTGCGGTTTTTCTTTTCGTGATTCTCGATCTGCTTCACTGTCATATAGATGGTCTTTTCCGCGCCGTTTACAAGTCGGTAGTAACCAACATAGCCGATGATCGGAAGAGCTTCACGCTTTTCTTCGTCCTCTTCAAAGCAGATATCAACTTCTTCTGTGAGGCGGTTGTAGCTCTTGAGTTCGCCCTCTCGGATATCTACCACGTTAATGGTTTTATACGCTCCTGTGCGGAGAGCAAGCTGATGCATACCTTTCCAACCAAGGATGAATGTAGCGGTAGGCACTCCCTTGTTTTTGAAGGGGACGATATAGGCATATCCGAGGTTCTGATCGATGGGAAGGTCGAAGGTAGCCGCCTTGAGAGCACATTGGATCACCGTCATAGGAGATTGATAGAAGGCGTCCTTCATCTTATCGTCTGCGTTGACAAGAGAAACAAGCGAGGAGATGAACTGCGGCGTTCTTTTTCCGAGAAGCTCATCGAAGCGGCTTCTCATCTTTTCGCCGTCAAGAACGGCACTCATCAACTGATTGACTGTCTGCTTGCCTTGCGGCTGTACTGTGGTTTCTTCTTTCTTTGCAACTGCGGTTTGAATCTTTGTCATGATATGTACTCCTTATTTCTTTTTAATTTCACTCACGCGGAATGTTCTTGTTGCCGTCACCTTCATATAGGGTGCGGTGTCGATGTTGGGATTGGCGGCGATGAAAGCCTTGCTGTCGAAGGTCTCACGCTTACTGCTTGTCCACGATACCTTATAGGCGTCGCTCGACGCTTTCTCTGTCTCGCCCATGTGAGCCTTGATTTTGTTCGCTACCTCGTCCTGTCGCTCCTTGAGCTTTCTGATCTGCGTAGCAAGAGACATATACTCGCGCAGGTCGGTGTCGTAGCCGAAGAGTTGCATCTCGCTTCCGGGATTGCTGTCTGCATAGATGGTGGAGAGGGCTTCTGTGGTGGCTTTATTTCCGTCTGTGATAGGCGGTTCTTCGTTTTCGACAAAGTGCCAAAACTCTTCTTCCGAGTTGGCGAGAGCATCAATTTCAGCCTCGTCACGCTCAATGCAAAAGGTATAGAAGCCTTCACCGAGAACAAGGACAGCGAGATACCACTTGGCGGCGCCTGTCACCATCATGTAATGAACGCATTGCGCGTAGTAGTTGTCAGGAAACTCGCCATTCTTAAACTGCTTGAAAGTCAGCGATCTCGTGGTCTTGCACTCGAGACCTGCATCTTCTCCCACTACCA